GTCGTCGCTAAGCTGCCTGTGATCGTCGGAGACCACCGGCTGAACATCGAGATCATCACCCCAGACCAGACGTACGTCCTCGACTCCGAGAAGTACGACACCCTGGACACGGGCGACCGTCAGAGTCGACTCGTTCCGTTGACGATCTCCACCTCAGGTCAGCGGAACGAGTCGACTCTGACGGTCGCCCGTGGCGTCGCTAGGCTTCTGGAGAACCGCCGCCACATGATGAAGCGGGCCATGGAAATCCAGATCGCCCGCGCTGTGGTCGACCACCCGGCGAACGAGGGGAAGTTCGAGTCGGAACCGAACCTGACGTTCACGCCTCGCAACGTGCAGCTCGACGCGGACTCAACGGTCGTTCAGCAGATCATGGCCCTGCGGACCCAGAAGGAACTGTCCCGTGAGACGGTCCTGGAGTACTTCGGGTTCGACCAGGCCACGGAGGCTCAGCGTCGGGAGTTCGAGGAGGACTCGGGTCTCGACGACATCTTCCAGACGCATGTGCCGTTCTCTGCTGCGGGGCCTGACGGGCAGCCGATCGCACCTCAGACGTCGGGTGCGGCAGGTGGACGCCCGGCTGGCGGCGGCCGTACGAAGCAGTCGCCGCAGGCTCAGACGAAGCCGAAGACCCCTAGAGGAAATCCCCGGACTGGGAGGAAAACCTGATGGTGACGCGTGAGGAACTCCGGGAACGGTACGGACGGCCAGCGTTGACTGTTGTTCCGGACCTGACGGATCCGGAAACAACGGAGACGGTCCTTGAACGGGCGTTCGTGGTCGATGGGGCCAAGTCCGGCCGCACCGTCATCTCGGGCCCGATCAGGGAGATCGCCTCGAAGAACGAGGGGTTCACCTACCTGAGGGGCCGGTTCGTGGAGGCCGACAACCCGAACCGCAACGGCGCGATGTGGACCACCGACGACCTGCAGATGGGTGAGGCCACCGTCGCCGGAGGGCCCCTGAACTGGCTCCACGACGATCAGAAGATCGTCGGGTCACTCCTCGACGGGCACCTGGTTGCAGGGAAGGAAGCCGCCGCTGCCGGTATCGGCAACCACATCGTCTCCAACGCGGCCATGTGGCGGTTCCTGTTCCCACGTGAGGTCGACATCGTGGAGAAGGCCGCCGCCGACAACAGCCTGTGGTTCTCGATGGAGTGCGTCTCCCAGAAGGTCATGTGCGTCGACGGCTGCGGGGAGTCATTCGAGTACGCCGTCTACAACCGGCAGGAAGCCTGCTCGCATCTGCGTGAACGTTCGTCGATACGACGGTTCGTCGACCCCATCTTCCTCGGCGGTGCCCTGATCGTGCCTCCGGTTCAGCCGGGCTGGCAGAACGCTGAGGTGGAGGTCGTCCGTGCTGCCGCGCAGGTCATCGAGGAGCATGAGCTGACAGCGGATCTGACGAAGCCTGAGGCTGAGCAGATGGTCCAGCAGATCCTGACGTGGGCCAACCGTGACACGGCCATGTCGACGGAGGCCAGGAAGCGGAAGCCGTCGATGGCGGGGGACCGGTACCCGATCGGGAACACTGCTGATCTGAAGAACGCGATCCAGGCGTACGGCAGGGGGAACCCTGACGACAAGGCGGCGATCAAGGCATGGATCATCCGCCGTGCCCGTGAACTGAACGCTCTCGGGATGTTGCCCGATGACTGGAACGTGAAGAAGTGAAGCGATGCAACCTGAGGCAGCTCTTGTCGTAGAAGACGGCCGCAGATATGTGACCTGGACCCACTACTGCCACCGTGTCGGCAGCCGTCATACGACGGAACTTGAGTTGGGTGACCGGGACTTCATTTTGGTGCGTGAGGACCCTTTGACGATAGATCCTTCGGTGATGTGCTGCGGTTGCGGGAAGCGTGGCTGGATCATCTGCGGCACATGGGTTGACGCCCCGAGGTGGAGGACAGATCCTCCCTGACGCGAACGGGCGTTGAGACTTCGATTTATCGGTTTTCTGCCGAAGCACCACTAAAAGCTGGTCAGGCGTCATGCCTCGACCGTGACGAGTGGTGAGGAGGAGGCATGGCAGACAAGACGTACACGGAGGAGGAACACCTCGCGGTCCTTGAGGCGCGGGTAAACCGTGAGACGGCTGACCTGACTGCCGAGCTGGACCAGCTCAAGTCCGACAAGGCGGAGCTGGAAACCAAGCTTGATGTCGAGACCGCAGCGAAGGTGGCCGCCGAGCAGAAGGCGACCCAGTCGGAGGAGGCTTTCGCGGCCTTCAAGACCGACATCGCGGACCGTGAGGCCGCCGCAGCGAAGAAGGACGAACGCCTGACGAAGGTTCGTGAGTCCGCGAAGCACCTCGACGAGAAGTTCTTCGAGGACGAGAAGCGGATCGAACGGATCGTCGCGATGTCCGACGAGAACTTCGAGGGCTACGTGTCCGATCTGGCGTCAACATCCGTTGGCACCACCACTACGACCACCACCACACCTGCTGTTCCTCGCGAGACTGCGATGAAGGGCAAGTCGGCTGGTGGCGAGGAGAAGGTGGCCGCCGCTGGCGCGTCGTTCCTTCTCCGTCAGTTCGTCGCTCCCGCAACCACCAAGGAGGGCTGAGACGTGGCATCTGACTACGGACTCAACTTCGGGTTCCGGCGTTCGGATGAGTCCATGGCGATTCGTGAGGGTCGTCAGAAGACCCCCGCGTCCGGCACGCCTCTCCTGCTCGGAACTGCTGTACAGATCGACCCGGCTGCTCCGGGCTTCCTGAAGCAGGCCGCTGCTGCCGCTGTTCCGATCTCAGGCTTCTTCGGCCTGCTGGTCCAGGAGGAGTCGCACCTCGGCAACGTCTTCTCGGCGGCACCGGATCTGGGTTACGACTCGATCGACCTCGGTATCGCCAAGCGGAACCAGCTCTCCACGATCTGGTCCGGCGACGGAACCAAGGTCTGGTTCAAGAACACACCGGCCTACGACCGGGGTGACCGGCACCGGGACGCTGTGACTCTGGTGACCATGACGGGTGTTCTCGTCGGTGACCGGCTCGGATGGGACGGCACGAAGTGGGTTGAGAACGCCACTCAGCCCTGGATGGTCGTCACCCTCGTCGCCAACAACTACTGCGAAGCAGTCCTTACCTTCTGAAAGGGGGCGTAACCATGACAACTCTCATCGACGAACTCATGCGGGCCAAGTCCGCAGCGGACCCGTTCGGCCGCCCCCGTGCGGAGGAACTCGCGGAGTACGAGAGGGCCAAGGCCGCTCTCAACCAGGAGGCCCTGGACAACTGGGAGAACGAGCGGTGGCACAAGGAGATGGCCGCCGTCCTCGCTCAGAGGTTCGACTACGGCTTCCAGTTCGACAACCTGTTCGGCACGTATTTCGAGGTGCGGACGGTGGGCGAGTTCGATCAGCTCACCATCACCGAGCGCAAGGGCCTGAACGTCTTCTGGACGGCTCGCGGCGGGTACATCGAGGAAACCCAGCTCACGACCGAGCGGTTCACGCTCCCTCGTGACACGGTTGGTTTTCACGTGTCGGAGTTCGCGGACAAGCTTCGCGCGAACTACGCGGAGACCATCGAGTCACTGGTGGCGCTCGCGAACATGCGTCTGGACGCTGAGGTCAACCGTCGGATGCTGAACCTGCTGCAGGCGGCGATCCCGTCGGCCAGCCCGTACTACGTCAACGCCACGACCGGCCTGACGAAGGTCCACCTGGACACCGCGCTCCGTGAGGTTCAGGACAACGTGAAGCCCACCGGTGGGTCGCAGGCTCCGGTGACGATCCTCGGTCGTGCGGCGATGGTCGACAAGATCAGCGACGTGGTGACCAACCCGTCGGCGCTGTTCGACCCGGAGGCTACTGCTGAGATCCGCCGTCGTGGCCGCCTGGGTGTGTACCGGGGCGCGAACGTGGTCCGGATCAACAACTACGCGGACGAGTCGGGCGCTTCGTACATCCCAGCGAACGAGCTGTGGGTGTTCGGCGGCACCGTCGGCACGTTCGTGAAGTACGGCGGGATGCAGACGAAGTCGTGGGAGGAGAACACGGTGGACTACCGGCACTACCGTGGCCGGATGGACTGCGGTGGCCTCATCTACCGTCCTCAGGAAGCTCGTCGGATCGTCGACGGGACCGTCACCCCATAGGGTCTGATGTGACAATGGAGGCCCCCCGGGTGCGGCTGGGGGGCCTCCTCTATTTGTAGGCCCCACCGCTGTCAGAAGGGCCCCCCCTCATGCGGTGGGGTCTGCTCATGTCCGAAGTAACGGGTATGAGTACGCCACGAGATGAACGTCTGTTGAGTGAGGACGACCTGGAATGGGACGACGACGCCCCTGTGGTGGACGTCGATGAGGACGAGTGGGCTGAGGGTGAGGACCCGTACGCCGACGACCCCGGAAACGCTGATCGGCTACCCCCTGACGGCACCCAGGACCCGGAGGTGACGGGATGACACGCATGGGGAGGGAGGCGATCCTGTGGGCGTTGTCGCAGACCCGCTGGTCGCCGCCTGGGATGTGTCAACAGTTCACCAGGATGTCGTTCGGGGTGGGGTCGGGGTTCCCGTCGGCTCAGGCGGCGTGGGACGGGGCGCAGAAGAAGCATCCGACGAAGGACCGGAACTCGGTCCCTCCGGGGGTGCCGGTGTATTTCGCTGGCGGGTCGAAGGGGTACGGCCACGCTGCGGTGTCGTTGGGGAAGGGGCTGGTCCGGTCTACGGATTGGCCGAGCGCGTACGCGGTGGGTACGGCGAGGATCACGGATCTGGAGCGTTCGTGGGGGCAGAGGTTCCTCGGTTGGACTGAGGACGTGAACGGTGTGACGGTGTGGGAGAAGCCGAAGCAGAGGACGCCTCACATCACGTCGGCGTTGCGGTTGAAGGACGACGACGACGACTTCCGTCGGTCGTTGCGTCACATCGTCGCTGATGGGGACAAGGGGGCTGCTGCGGTAGCGAAGGCGTATCTGGAGGCGTTGGATGCGTTGGAACGGAACCGTGACCGTCGGAAGGTTCTGCGGGAGCGTCTGCGGAGGCTGGAAGTCCGCTGAGTTTGTCCTGTTGTATCCAGTTGATTAGAAGGAGTACCAAAATGTTGGACATCATCCTGGCGGCTGAGGGCGGTGACATCGACCCGATCGCAGGGTCGATCTCCACTGTGCAGGTGGCGAGCATGTTCATCGGGATTTTCATCCCGATCCTGGTGGGTCTGGTTACGAAGGTGACCACGGCTCCGCTGGTGAAGTCGATGCTTCTGCTGGGCCTGTCGGCCATCTCCGGGTTCCTGACGGAGTTCGTGAACGATCCGTCGTTCGAGTGGCAGCAGGCGCTGCTCACGTCGGTTGTCACGTTCATCACCGGTGTCGCGTTCTATTTCGGGGTGTGGACTCCGACGGGTGTGACGGCCTCTGTGCAGGCTGTGGGCAGTAAGCCGAAGGCCCAGTAGCTTCCCGGGAACGCCCGTTGATGGTGTCGATCGTTGACGCCAATTCTGCGCCACCCTGAAACTTGTAGACGGGCGTGGTTGAATAGAGCCAGTCGGGGTGGAGGGCATGGTGCCTGGGGAGAGCCTAGGACGAGCCGCCACAGTTTTCTTTCGGTGACTGTGGCCTGCTTGTTGAAACACCCTCTACCCCGACTCCTCTGGAACAGGAGATGAAATGACCGATTTTGATACACCCACCACCAGGGTTCTGGTTCATCGTGAAGATGAGGAAGTGTGGGAGTCGTGCATTGAGGGCCGTGTGTGGGTCGAGATCACCGACCATCGCGGCGCACCCAAGTCGATGTCCACGTTCGGGGTGGGCGACCGGTTGAGGATCACCACCATGGACCGGCAGCGGAACCAGGAAGTGTGCCGTGACGCTGGCCTCGACCCGTTTGTGAACGGGATGCTGATGCGTGTCGACAAGGACGCTCAGGGTGACCCGGAGACCCAGTCTCGGCAGACCCACACCGAGGAAGACCTGAAAATGGTTTTCACTCTGGAAGACGCCGCGTTCGCGGAGTACGTGAAGGAACTGAACGAGCTGAACGTCCGTCGGATGAAGGACATGGCCCCGGCCCATGCGACGGTGTGGCAGGACAAGCATCTGTCTGACCAGTTGTCGGAGCGGTGGCCCATCGGCGGCGACACCGCCACCTGGCGGGAGATGCAGCAGCAGGACCCCAGGTAGTAGAACTCCCGTCTCGCGGCCCCCAGACTCCCATTACGCGAGACGGGACCCGATGGTAGGCACCTTGACTGGCCCGTCTGAGGCTCAAGCAGCCCGACGAGAGGTGCCTACCATCGTCTTATGCCGAAGTTGTTGGCATGACGGATCTCGTGACACTGGTGGAGCCGCTGAAGCGGGAGATCGCGGTACCCGGTGTTTTCGACGACGTGTTCCCTGACACCTCGAACACGGACCTGGCTGCGACGCTCGCGGACGGGTTCGCTCAGGCGCAGTTGGACGGCTTCTTCCCGAACCTGACGGTCACTTCTACGACACCGTTCACGGTCAGTGAGGAACTGTCGGCGGCTGGTGGTGCACTGGTGGTGCTGTATGCGGGGATGCAGATTGTCAGGGCGCAGATGCGGAACCTGACGTTGACGGCCCGCTACAAGGCCGGTTCTGTGGAGACGGAGACCGGCCGTTCAGCGATGATTCTGCGTGACGAACTGACGTTCATGCGGACCCGGATCTATGAACTGACGACGTTGGCTCGTCGGTCTGGCCGGAAGACGTACGTGCTGGATGCGTACGTGTCTAGGTCGTTGGCTAACTCTGCGCTCGGTGGGTTTTACGGGTACGAGTACAGGGGGTAGTCGATGGCGAAGAACCTGCCTCCCGATTTCGATAAGGCCGCGATCCTCAAGGGCCTGTACACGGCTATGGAGTTCGGGGCACCAACGCGTGTTTCCGACCGGGCCACGTTCTTCACGTACATCGAGGAGGGCACCGAACCGCGCGACGACGACGGGGTGCCGTTCAACTCCACCACCCGTCGTGCCCGTGTCCCGAAGTCGACGCAGGTGCCGGTGGCGATCGAGTTCATCGACAAGACCGACCAGCAGGAGACGTTCGGGTATGTGCAGGCGACGAGGGTGAAGATCACTCTCCTGGACCCGGACTACCAGAAGGTGAAGGGGTTCAACTACGTCGTCATAGGGGGCGACAAGTACAACTACCGGATCACGGAGCCACCGGTAGCGTTGGGTGCGATCGACGTGTGGACGGTGCATGTGACAGCGGAAGACGAGACGTGATGGTGGACTTCCTGAGGCACGCGTCGCGGCACGTTCATGCCACTGTCGCGAAGCATGTGAAGGCCGGGTTGACCGAGTTGGACTGGACTGACCCGGCGAACACGCCGTTGGGTGCGCCAGCGGTGAGGTTCCAGACCACGACGGCGTTGCAGGGCGGGAAGCTGGGGTCTGGTGTGGGCGCTGGGCTGGTGTCGATCGTCCTCGGCAACGAACTGATGCCTGACCCTGAGGAACTGGGTGGGCCACTGTTCAGGCAGGACTACCCGTTCTTCATCGACCTGTTCATGGAGACCGACGGTGAGGCCACAGCGTTGGCGTGCGACATCCGCGACATCCTGTTGGGCAGGTTCGAGTTCGCGGGCAGGACGCTCCCAGTTGTGGACCAGGTGACGTCAACACCCGTTCCTGGATGGCTCATAGAGTTCGAGGACGTGGAGCGCATGTCACCGGATCACACCTTCTCGATCCAGTGGCAGGTCGTGAAGGTCACTGCCAGCACCTACTACAACGAGGTCGTGTACTGATGAGCCAGGACTTCGTTCGGAACATTCTGACCGAGCAGCGGAAGCGGATGGTCGGGTCTCTCATGCAGTACATGGAGCGTGAGGTGTACCCAAAACTGACCCGTGACGAGCAGAAGTCGCTGCGGGAGAAGGTCCTGAACGCGACCATCTCCTACCATGACGTGTGCCTGGATGTGTTGAAGGCGTCGGTGTCCGACGGGTCCGTCGTCAACGAGGAGGCGGTCAGGTTGATGGCTGAGCTGAACTCCCGTCTGCAGGCTGACCGTCGGGAGCGGAAGACCGGCTGATGGCGTCCTTCGAGTGGTACATCTACCCGAAACGTGGCGAGGGTGGCCGTGGCCGATACCCGGCCGGGTCGACGTTAGGGAAACCTGGCACGTTCTACTCTCTGGGCGACTCGACCCAGTTGATCGCCGACCTGAAGGTGAAGAACGCGCAGCGGGCTAGGGAACTGCAGGCTGAGGTGCTGGACAACATGGAGCACTCCATCCTGCGACGCAACGTGTCCTCACGTCGTCTGCGGCATGTGACAGCGGATCCGAGGAACCGTGGCTCCGACGAGTTCGGCTACGAGGTGGGCCGGATCGGTTTCCTGGACAACTCGATCGCGAAGTACTGGCGTCAGATCGAGGAGGGTTACACGGGGCACGTCGGCCGTGAACTGCGGGGCCTGTGGGGTGGCACCATCGGCCGTGTCACACCTGACCGTGTGTACGCCGGGAAGCCGTACTACCCGCACAAGGCGTCACGACGGTCCGACATGTTCCTGCCGGTGGGGCCACGTACGAGGCTGCGGCAGGGCGGAAACTTCATCTCACGTGACGACATGCTCGAAGGTGGCGGGAACAAGCAGAACTTCGTCGGTACCGCAGTCATCCGTGAACCGATCCTCGCCCACGAGGACTACGCCAACGCGTTCAGGTCGTACAGGCCGGGTCAGAAGTCTCTCGACGACATCGCCCACCTGGTCCGTGAGGCCAGCCGGAAGGCGTGGATGTACGAGCGGTAACACCCGTTCACGCCTTCGATTCGGGGGCCCCTAGTCGAAGTCTCCCTTCGAGAGCCCCTGACGCCAATGGGGCCGTTCACCGCTGACGAAGGGAGCCTCCTGTGGCGATCAAGGGCGGGTCAATCATCCACGCTGGCAACGGCAATGTCGTTGTCGATCGTGTGCAGACCGGAGGTCCCGGTCAGGTCAACATCCCCACCGAGAAGATTTACGAACTCGGTAACTACAAGTCGGTCGCGACCGTACGTGACACCCCGGACCTGTCGTTCAGCCTGGAGTCGTTCGACACGTCCACCGAGATCGAGCAGATGCTGTGCGGTGTCACGTCGACACCGGTCGGCGGCCTCGACCTGGGAACGTCCGTTCCCGTCGACATCGCGTCGCAGTTCAAGGCCGGTCTCAACGCCGTCGACCCGTTCAAGGTGGTCAACTCGGTCGCGATCCCGTTCCTGTACCTGGAGCAGATGTCGTACCGGTTCGGCCTCCGCGACAACGCAACCCAGTCGGCCACACTGCGCGGCGACTCCATCTTCTACAACCCCGGCCCTGTGTTCCTGCAGGAGGTCGTCGGGTCGGCCTCCCCGAACCAGACCATCGTGACGGCCCACCCGGCTTACCAGTCGGCTGAGGCCGACGGCCGTCGTGTCCTGTCGGTGACCGCTGGCAGGAACCGGCTGACGAAGGGCATCGACTACACGGAGACCGTCGGAACCGTCACCGCTGGTGCCGGTATCTCGACCATCACGATCCTTGCGGCTGTTCCGGCCACCGACAAGATCCGGATTATGTACTCGTCGCCGGACAACGTGCAGTACCTGCAGGCGGTGCACCCGTCGGCGACGGTGAAGCCCGCTGCCGTGAAGGGCCGCGACATCGAGATCTACGCGGGCGGCTACGACCCGGCCGACATTCCGGGGAGCCAGGCGAACAAGCTGGCGTCGGTGCAGGCCGTGAACGTTGATTGGCGGGTCACGATCGACAAGGACGAGGAGTTCGGCAACTACTACGCCGTCGGTCAGGACTTCGAGCTTCCGGCTGTGAACGGGTCGGTCGACATCAAGCCCCGCGACTCGGCCGACTTCATGCGGATCCTGCGGAAGGTGACCGGTGTGGCGTCTACGACGGCTGTCATCGGCCCGAACGCCTCGGTTCCGCTGTCTCTGGACG